CGATGCATGAGTCGTGTTCTTATCACAGGTATGTCTGCGCCTCAAGTGTCAGCTAGTGCAAACAAGCGCTCGCTGTCTTTTGCAGGTCTTGTTGAAAAAGTTCTTACCGAGGCAGGGCACCAGGTTGTCATGCTTGAGCCAGACATTACGTGGGAAGCTCAACACCTAGACTACTATGACTCAGTTCTTGTCGGTATCTCTCCGTTAACGAGTTTAAGCGCAAACTACGCGTATGGTGCACTACATCTCATTGATCTGCTCAAGGGTACAGATAAGCTTAGGTTTTTTATTGATGCTCCTAATCCTGTGCAGATTAGATCAAGTCTAACATCAATAAGCACCTGGAATGGAAATCTTACAAAGGAGTTCTACAAGAACCGCAAGGGGTACCGTCTTGCGGTTGCAAGATCAAACGAGATGCTTGCTGTTGTTGAGTTCCTTCTAAACGAGACGTGGCCAACTACACTGTGCCCTGTTCTCCCTTGGGACACAAAACAAAGCGCCAGTAACCAGCTACCTGAAGGAGCTGCTGCATCACTGCACGGCGTAAACCTTGATGCGTATATCGTCGAGAAAAACACACAGGGTGTAACAGATAGAACTGCACGCTGGGTGGCAGATAGTCATGATTCACCTTGGACAAAGAAAAAGCTTTCAACCTTAAACTATCCTGCCATGCCAATGAAGTGGAACAAGGGCTGGACTGACTCACAGGTTGAAGAACAGATCAAACAGTCTATTGGGGCGCTTATATCTCCGCACAAGGACAGGACCTGGTGGACGTATCGTTATATTCAAGCAATGAACACTGCAACTCCAATCGCATCACTCTGGACAAGCACGTCTGTAATTGGAAACTCTTGGAGGCACCTTGCAGCAACAATTGAGGATATGACACCACAGGGACGGTATGATCTGTCAAGAACTCAAACTCTTGCCTACCTAGCCCACTCACCAAGCAAGGAAGAGGCACTGCATGATTTGGAAAAAACACTCAACATAAAAGGAGCAGTACATGCTGTTTGATAGCTGGCTAAAGAAGACACGCGACCTGCAAAGGGACGTCTATTTTATTAACTACGAAGAGATGGAAGGCGACAAGGACGCGAACATACGCCGTCTTGTTGAGTACATGCGTTGGAACATGTTAGCCATCGATGATGAGCTCGCAGAGATGCGGCAGGCAATCTCGTGGAAGCCTTGGCAACACGATAAACCATACGCAGACCGCGAAGAGATTGTTAAGGAAGCCGTTGACGTTCTACACTTTGTTGCAAACATCATCGTTGCGGCAGGAGGAACAGACGAGCAGCTTAACAAGTTCTATCTTGAAAAGATGGAAAAGAACAGGCAACGTCAGTTAAATGGGTATAAGGTAAAGGACATTGGCGTAAAGTGCGCGATGTGCTCAAGAGCAATTGACGATGTTGGCGTCGGCAAGACGCCAGACGTCTGCGCTAAGTGTAAACCAATAGTGGAGGGATAACATGCCAGATATAGATGAAGAATGGGCAAGAGACCAGTTTGTCTCAGCAAAGGTTCGAGTTGTTGTTGGCAAGGCTGTTCTTGAGCTACTTGATGTATGGAAGAAGCTTGAGCTAAAACCAGAACACGCAAAAGCTACTGTTGAGGTATTTAGTAAACTTGCACTCAACCACTCGCTTATTGACCCACCCAAGAACGAGGTTTGGGTCCCTGTTCAAGCAGGGTTCTTAACAGTTGGCGAAGAGGTTCGCGTTATGAACGACGCCTTTAGCGACTCAACGGGCACGATGCACAACGGGCGTCGAGGCATAGTAGTTGCCATAAGAAGCGGAGATGTTATTATTCGCTCGAACGACGACAAGAAGCCTTTTCTTGACGGAGTTCACTATTCACCGTACAAGTTAGAAAGAAGGATTAAATAGTGAGAACTAGTCTAGAGTTTAACGTTGAAGGCTCTACTCAGAAAGATATTGAAGAAAGAGTAGGGCAGCAGATAAGAAAGTATCTTGGCTTAGAAGATGAACAAGAGCTTGGGTCATATGCTGACGTTGAGATAAAGGTCTTTAGTGAAGTACAAGAAAATTATCTTGCAAAAGTTACGGTTAGGATAAAGTAATGACACAAGAGAACAAACCACGTGTTGAGGCGTTACGTGAGGCTGCAAGAATTATTGCTGGCGAGCGTGACGTTCAATACGGAGGGCCAGAAGAGAACTTTGAACGCATTGCAAAGATCTGGGGAGTTATCCTTAGCACTAACATTACTCGCGAGGACGTTGCAATGATGATGGTTGGGCTTAAGGTTGCTCGCTATGCGTCAAAATCCGGGTTCCAACCTGACACCTGGATTGATGTTGCAGGCTACGCAGGGTGTGGATACGAGGTAGGTCAACTTGAGGCAGAAAAAAGACAGGAAACTGCTTCCCCAAAGCAACCTTAAGACTAAAAGCCAGTATACAGTCCTTCCGTGGCTACTATGGGAGATACTTTATGACTGCACCAACGTTTACTGACTGCAACGGGCTTGCAGGCTTCATGAGCTTAGGGCTTGTGCAGGCTGGAATGGAAATGACAAGCCGCACAGGCACACTTAACTTTGGCAACGCAGTCGCAGAGGTCAATCGTCATCATCTAGGCAACAAGTGGAGTACTTTTTTCTCAGATGATGCAAACGAGTGGCCAGTTCACAAGGTTGACGCAGTTATTGGTTGTCCACCGTGCTCTGGCTGGTCTGTCTGGTCTGGTCCAGCAAATCGCGGTCCTGATTCTGCAGCGCACGAACACACACGAGCCTTCATGAGGTACGCAGGGCGAGTTGCACCAAAAATTATTGCGTTCGAGTGTGTGCAGCAAGCCTATACACAAGGCAGAGAAACAATGAACAAATATCGTCTTATGGTAGAAGAGATCTCCGGTAAAAAGTATGATCTATACCACGTAAAACAAAATAATCTTCAACTTGGCGGCTTTTCGTATCGCCCACGCTACTTCTGGGTTGTAGTGCGCAAAGGAATAAAGTTTGGCGCGCAGGTTACCCAGCCACAAGAGTTTCCTAAAATTATGGACATAATCGGTGATCTTGCTCACTTGCCTCATCAGTGGGGTGAGCAGAAGTACATTGAAAAACATTCTAAGTTTACTAAGTATCTGCGCTCGCAGAACGGTAAGGTTAACGGGCACATCGGTAAGGACACGATTCACTCACAAAGAATTCAAGAAGTGTTTGACATCATTGGAAACGATGGTTGGCCAGGAAACGGTGATCTTGGTGGCGCGATAAAGAAGGCCGTTGAAATGAATGATGGTAAGTTTCCACAACGGTGGGTTGACATATCTGCGCGTGTTTTACGCAAGCAGTATAAGCTTGGTTTTTCACAACCGTACCGTTGGAAGGAAGATCACTGGTGTAACGTTCTTACCGGCTCTGCGCTAGATCACGTTGTTCATCCAACTGAGCCGCGACTACTGACTCATCGCGAGTGCGCACGTATGCAAGGCTTGCCTGACGACTGGGATATTGAAGGCGCTAAGGACTACTCTGCCATGCAAGCTACGTGGGGAAAGGCAGTCCCAGTGCACGCTGCTAAGTGGCTAGGAGACGCCATAGTTGCCTCTCTAAGCGGTGAACCTAATGGACCGCAGGGTGAACTAATCGGAGATCGCGAGTGGCTTATAGACACTGATAAAGGCTTCTCACGGCATGCGGCGAAAAAACTAAACGCATGACAATAAAGGCTTATCCTCAGTGTGAGAAGTGCTACCTTGAAGAGAACACGCAATGGGAGCCAGAGTCTGTTGGAGACGACGGAAGTTTAATATCTAAGCTAACCGCGGTGACAGTTCCAGATCAACTAAAGACGGGCGAGATTAACGTCTGTGCCTCCTGTGGGGAGATCACGATAGTAGGAATATACGCAAACATGGAGCCAGACGAGGTTCAATACGACGTTGATCCTCTAAACCTAGACGATCTCAACACCGACCCGTATAGCAAGGGCACCTGATATAATTTATCTACCAAATGACAAAGGACGCACAACATGCAAACGTTTATGCAACAGACCGACTCTTTCGAGCGCATTGCTGCTGAGCTTGATAACAAGCGCCTTCACAAGCAAACGCTAGAAGGCTGGCAGTGTTTACTTGCTCTAACTAAGCTTAATCCTGCAGGTGAGTTTCGTGACCCTAAAGGTTGGGTTAATCACCCTGTTGCGCACATGTGGCGCGGGCACGAGGCAGTTCTAGTTTCGTATCTTGCGGCGACGTACTTTGAGTGGCGCAGTCGTGGTTTTAAGTCTACGATGCTTGGCAAGATCTACGGCACGTTTGACATTGCAGTTGAGCGCAAGTTAATCTCACCAGAGCTAGTCTTCCCTAGCTGGATGGCAGACAAAGATAAGTTCGAGCAGGTTGCAGCCACGCACCGCGTGTCACTTCTGCGTAAGGATTACGGTTGGTATAGCCAGTTTGGATGGGCAGAGGATCCAGGCTATCGTCCACCTCACTATCAGTACCTATGGCCTGATATTAACGGAAACCTGTACTTAGGCACGTTTAACAACCTATAGCAGGGTGCTCAGTCGTCATTAGAGACACTTTCACGCCCAGGTCCATATATCTTCACGTCTAAAAAATACCGGTGTTTCCTGCGCAAACGAGCGAGACTCAAGATACAATGTATACATGCGAGATTCAAGAGCGGGCCAATCACTATGGTCTATATGGGAAGGTGAAGGCTACGAGCCTAAAACCCAGCCTGCGTATGTGTTCTACACAGATGCGCACGTAGACGTAGAGAACGATGTAGTTCGCCGAGCGCTTGCGTCTGCAATTCAACGTGAAGGCTTAGTATTTTCATTAGGCAACGGATACGGATCAATCGACACTGCAACAGTGACGCAAGGCTACTGTGGCTACCTCCCAGGCGAAAGAGACTTGACAGTCTGCAATGAAGATAGAGAAACTCCGCAAGGAGATCTTGTAGACTACGCAATCTTAACAACCTGGGTGGAGCTACAGTAAATTGAGCAAAGCAACCACAGATTTAAGTTGGCAAAAAGAAGCGATTTGCGCACTGCCACAAAATGAAAAGCTTCGTGATTACTTCTTTTCAACTGAGCCTACTGAAAAGTATCAAGCAAAGAACCTTTGCTTCTTGTGTCCTGCACGACAGGACTGTTTAAAGTGGGCACTAGAGCATCGGCAGATCTGGGGAATCTGGGGAGGAAAAGATGAAGGTGAAATACGTCGCGCGCTTAGCGTTTCATGGAACGGTCAGGAATCCCGTCGTCAACGATACCCTCAATGTCCTCATTGCACAGCTCGTCCTAATAAGCTAGAGACGCAGGTTGTTGATACACCTAACGGTGGACGTTGGGCAACGATGAGACTAGTTCACTGTACCGCGTGTGATTTTACCTGGCGCTCACGAACAAGCGCAAACGCAGTAGATGCGTATCACGTTGACCGTAATGAAAAACTAGAACGTCAAGCTCGTGAAAAGGCTAAGAAGAAAGAGCGTTTAGAGAAGAAGCGTAAAAAGAAAGACGCTAAGACTAAGCCCTAATAAAAAGTTTTATCTGGCCCGTGATACGTTAGATGGTTTGCTCTAAGTGCAAAGTCTGGTATTGAAGATCTTCTGCTCTCTATAAAACCGGTTATTCCGTTTGAAAAAGTATCGTATCTGTGCTTTGCGTCTTCTTCCATATTAAACATCTCAAGTTCTTTCTTAGCCAGCTCAGGAGTAATTAGCCCTAAACCTGCAAGAACCCAGTTCCATAGAAAACTGTATGAGTCACTTTCAAAATTAAATGATGTAGGTATCTTGCTTTTTACCCTGACTAGTATCTCTTTTACAAAGTCAGTCTGTGTCTCTTCAGAATTCATGTGACGCCAGAACTCGGTATCGTCTCTTCCTCCTTGATAGTGCACGTTTAGAAAGTCCTTATACCCATCATACAGATCTCGCATCTCTCTGTTATAACCTTGTATATTTTCTTCAGTCAATGTTGTTTCTACAGAATCTGTTAAGTGATTAAAAATAAATGTAGTTATTTGATATATAGTAGAATGTATCGAAGTTGCTTCTAACGGCTCATTAAAAGCGCCTGCGAGTCCAGTGGCCATACAGTTGTTTTTCCACAAACTTTCAAGTCTCCCTGACTCGAACTTAAGGTGTCTTATTGGAGTTATTTTTCTTTTTAAGAGTTTTTCAATTTCAGCTTGGGCGCCTTCTTCACTTATAAAGTCGCTGTTGTAGACGTATCCGCATCCCATACGGTTTTGTAGCGGAATTTGCCACATCCAACCAGCTGACAAAGCGTGCGCTGTGGTCATAGGCTTGATGTCTACTTGATCATTTTCGTAGTCTAAAAGAAACGGCATGCCTCTGTCTACAGGGAGATACTTCTTGTAGGAGTGCCAGCCAACTCCTAGTTTTGTCATTAACAATCTAGAAAATCCAGTGCAGTCAATAAAAAAGTCACCGGAAACTTCTTTTTCATCTTCTAGGTAGAGCTTCTCGATGTTACCAGAGCTAGAGACTATTACATCAAGTATTTTTGAGTCAATGTGGGTGATGTTAGGGTTGTCTTCTAGACACTCTTTAAAGTAGGCTCCTACCTTAAACGCATCAAAGTGATATGAGTAATTTGTCGCTCCCATCTTACCTAGTTCGTATGCCTGGCCTATTTCTGAAGAAAGATACGCTTTTTTCCCTCCGTATGTTGCAACTACGTGATTAAAGCCTAAATTAGGGGAAAGTTGTTTTGTAAAACTTCCGTCAAGTGGGGCAAAGTACGATCCTTTTTCTTTCCCCCAGTTTACATGGTTAATTCCATACTTGTATGTAGCATTTGTTTTAGACATAAATGTTTTTTCGTCTGATGGAGGCTTCATGTAGTAGCCTTTAATTACATTAGTAAGAGCTCCAGTAGATCCTTCGCCTGCGCCTACAATGCCGATCTCAGTTGACTCAATTACAGTTACATTATGTCTTCCAGGGTGCGCGGTTACAAGCATATACGCTGCAATCCACCCTGCTGTTCCACCACCGCACACTACAATGTTCATTTTATCATCCCTTTACAAAATTGAAGATTAGATCTAAGTCGTTCTTTCTCTTGCTCTGGAGAAAGATCAAGTGCTATTTCAGCGTGAGTAATAGCTTCTTTTGGCTTCCCGAGATGGTATGCGGAGATAGCAAGATAGTCATGTGGTGCGTAGCCCCAAGCTTCGTCTTCACAGAGATACTCTAGCGGGCGCTCTTTAATTGCCAAAGCAGCCTCTGCGTAACTGTAACACTTGCGCCAATCTGCATTTTCATAGTAGTACTTTGCCAGATCAACTAAAGGCTCGCGTCTTCCTGGTGCTTCCTCAACTGCACGGGTGTACCAGTACTCTGTCCTGTCTGTTTCAAGCTTGCCAAGATAGCGCATTGACTGCGCTCGTTCTGGCGGCCACACTGCACGCGGAAGAGCTAGATGACGCTTAAACTCTTGTATTGCCTCTTCGTTTCTTCCATAGAAGTACAGTTCTCTTGCGTAGTAAAATGCGTTGCGGTCATCACTTAGGTCTTCCTCTACTGCAAACTTTAATAGTGGGAGGTACTGGCTACGTGGCTTAGTGTTATCGGCATGGTGATGAATCTTTAATCCTGTCCAGCCCTGAGTTTCTTCAGTGTCTCCGTATGTCATCAAGACCTCGTGAACTGGGTGCTTCCAACGATAACCAAAACGCTTGTGAATCTTATCTCCACCGTAGATTAAACCAGGTGTTCCGTCTTCATTCCAAGACCAGGTGTACTCATAGCGCGGACGTGACCAACCTTCAGCGTGAGCTTTTTCTAGCTCTTCGCGCCAACCTGGAAGAAGTACCTCGTCCATATCAAGTGCAATGCAGTAATCAATATCCGCGGGCAACGCTGCAAGAGACGCGTTGCGTCCCATATCAAAACGCCAAGGTTTGACGATAACGTTTATTACGTTGATGCCTAGCTTCTGCGCGGCCTCAATCGTGCCATCGGTAGAGCCTGTGTCGGCGATTAGAAGGTAGTCTGCTTCCTTTGCGGAGTCAAACCAAGGCTGAACAAATTGAAG